CCGTAAATGAGGAGTACCCAGCCACAAGAGATCATGCGAGGCTTTCCATCTAGGATCTCATGAAAGATGATCCTATCTTCGTCCGCCGCGAACATATTCTCGAGGATTGCCTCTCTGTCGGTGGCTCTTGCAATCTCGTGATCGTCGCCGCCATTATTGATTGAGACTGCGTACCCTAATTTAAGGGCGTCATCAATGATCTGAGTTCCGATGAGGCGTTCGACTTCGACGAGGCGTGTTGCACTGATCATATTTGGCTCCTAGTTCTTCTTGTTTGATGGCAAGCTGGTGTTGACGCTGACTTCTCCCCATGTCCACTCACAAAGCTTCATGAAGGCTTCTTTGGTAGTCCCACCTGCTTTGTGCACCGTAATGAGGTCGACGAGCATAGTCTCAACGTCGACTGTGACACCTCCGTGCGGAGATGGTCTGGAGTATCCTTTGATTCCGTCCATCTTAGCTCCTAACCTTCAATGTTGCGTCTGGATCTGCTCTTTAAGGATATCAAGGGCTTTCTGTTCTTCCATGGACGGTTGCATTAGGTCTTCGCTCCTGTGATCCCGTGCTTGACAACGAGATGGGCCATCACACTATTCCATTCGTTGAACTTCTCGCTTATTGGGAGGTCGGATTCCCTCATCCACCTCTTGGCAACGGCGACACACTCTTGTTTCGCCTCGATGCTTCGGATGTTGTTTGCCTTATGCTTGATCACGATGGCTTCGAGCTGCTCAGTGAGATGGTCTGTCGTCATTGTGTGGCTCCATTGCATTAGTGGCGTCTTCGCGCTCACATTATATTATACACCACATTAGAGGTCAAAGCAATAGGCAAAATTAGGTAAAAAGAAGGGCGACCCTCCGTCTTAGAAGAGTCGCCCTCAAGGTTACTGTCAGTGGAGCCAACAGAGTCGTGAATTAGAGTAGGTCATCCTTCTGAGCGTCCTTGAGGAAGCTGGGCTTGACTTCGAAACCCTGTGCTTCAGCACACTCCAAGTAAATGTTGATGGACGTGAGGATATGAGCCTTCGGATCCATTATGTGTAGTGCAGGCCAAACAGCTCGAAGAGCGTCGTCATAGTGCTCGAACGATTCAGTGCCGAGTAGCCCGTGAGCTTCAAGGTATTGCTCGACATCTAGAACAATGTTCTGATCGCTTGATGGAGCACAGACTTCAGTGACCTTCATTTGGTATCCTCTATATACATGGGTTCTGGACGCTTACGAACCTCATCAGGTACCTTAATCCCAACCTTATCGAAAGCGGAGATGATGGCGACCGTGAAGCTAAGAGGATTGTCATATCGCTTACGTCCAATACGATACCCGTTGAAGTGGAGAGTATCGATCTCCGCATCCAACTTATGCTCCCTAGCTAGGAGCATAGCCTTCTCGGCTTGTTCGTATACAGGACGTGCGAACATGTGCGTTTGATCCTCGATCAGAAATGGTCTGGCAGTCGTTGTTCTACGAGTGGCATGAACTTGAATTCCGCCAGGAGAACGTCAGAACCTTCCTGCGTGACAGTTACAATGTTCTTTTCAACCTTCACGGTGTGAGGAATCTTCAACCATGTAGTCGCGATCGTTCGGCGGAGATTCTCGAAGTTGTCCACGTAGCGATCAACTTGCTCGCTGGAAGACTTCTTCCCATCAGAATAGCTTGCAGTGATGAGGTAGTTTGCATTTCCGAGAATGCTCATGTGTGAATCCTTGCTGCATGTTAGTGGAGATTATATTGGCAGGCTCAGGATCCATCCTTCGTTTTTGATCCTAGGGCGTATGAAGCTCTTGCGCCTTAATCCTGAGCCTACCGATATAATCCTGTTAGTGGAGATGTGCTGTCGTCTATCCTAACAACAAGCTGATCAGAAGCACTATTCGCTCTCGTCTAGTTTGCTCCAAGGATCCTGAATACTTCAAAGGTTGGAGACTGAAGTTTGAGCGAGGGAATAAGTGTCTAGAGGCTCACTGCTAGGATAGACGATAGCACATCCTTTCTATACATTATAATATAATAGAAGCTTAGTGACTTCAAGAGTCCAAATTTGGTCAAATGAGAGTCCGGTTTGACCAAGAGATTCCTGTTGAAATGCCCAAAGACTTACCATATAATGGGAGCCATACGACTCATAGGTCTTCAAGTGGCATTTGAAATCGATCCAGCACCGCCGTGTATAACGCTTGACGCTGCTGAGCGTGAGCATGACTATATTGGTGAACATGCTGAAGCGATGCCTAGTGAGACGGAGATCGTTGCATTACCCGCTGTATTGCGTGGATTGGATGTTTCGAAGGTAGAGACTCGTACTGATTTCGTACGCGAACTGAGTCGTACCCTTCCTCTGAACGAGTATAACCTTCCAATATACGTTTACAATCCGGCTTTCCTTGATATCCGCCTCTTGTTAGATACCCAGAGGACTGAAGCCAAGCATCTTCTTGGAGATATGTTGACAAACGCAGTCACATATGTCCAATATGATCATGGATACCCCACAATCAAGGATGATTCTCCTCTTTGGTCGCAGTTGCCCTGGGAGACTACTACTGGGTTTGCTGCGTTCCTCCAATTCCTAGAGCTTGAGGGCGCCCGAGGAATTCACAAAATACCCTCAGTTGAGCCTGGTCTCCTGAGAGAATGGTATCACGAAAACATCTGGGCCTTCAGAGCTAAGGCATATGACGCCTATTTAACAGCTCATCACGCCCGTTTACGTGAGAAACGGATCTTCACAGTCCAAGATGACCAGTTTAAGAAGAGCCAAAAGCTCCTACAAAAGGTCAATGACGCGCTCGAAGCCAAGTCAAACGAGCATATGGAGTCATTGGACTTCGATAAGTTGGTGACTTCCTTCGCCAGATTGGCCAAAGTTCAGCAGGATTCTCTCGGAATTGGCACTTCTAAGGATGGAACTCCTCCAATGGGATCATCCGTCGAAGTGATTATGCGTAAGGCTGCAGAAGGTCAGGGACAAATCCGAAAAGTCGACAACGATACTGTGGATATGGAGTCTCTTCTTTCTGATCCTCAAGCCTTAGAGGCTGCTCAGGAGTTGATCATCAAGGTCAACCAACGATGATGAACGTCCATGACCAAGAACAACTCGCGAGAATCGCCAATAATTGGCGACTCACTCCTGCCACAATGGCGACGAAGCTCACTGGAGGACAGTGGATCGCGGCGCCTTGGCTTAAGTATGCGTCGACTCGCATTGCTAGTGGGATTGCTCGTGGCGGTGCTCGGATTATCCTCAGTGCTCCTCCTCGTCATGGCAAATCCGAGCTTGTATCAGTGCATACACCTACTTGGGTTCTAGAGAATTTTCCTAACAAGAATGTGATCTTAGCAGCCTATGGAGCGGATCTTGCAGAACAGTACGGAAGACGTGTACGAGACCAGATCCGAGATAAAGAGGACCTCCTCAGGTGTAGAATACGCCAAGATGTCAGCAAGGTTGGAGCATTCCTCACAGAGTCCAATGGTTATATGTATTCCGTTGGTCTGGGTGGAGCCATCACTGGCAGAGGAGCTCACGTCTTACTGATTGACGACTATATCAAGGAGATCAAAGAGGCATTATCTCCTGCTCAACGCGACTATGTATGGAATTGGTTCGTCACAACTGCCATGACTCGTTTAGAGCCTGGCGCATCCGTCATTATCATTGCAACTAGATGGCACTCAGATGACCTCATTGGACGTATCCTCAAGAACTTTCCAGGGCAATGGGAAAATATCATTCTTCCCGCCATCGCTACTGAAAATGATATGCTCGGTCGAGCAAAAGGTACTCCCCTTTTTCCTGAAAGATTCGGTATCGACTTTCTTGAAGGGCAAAGAGAACTCCTCGGAAGCGTGTTCTTTCATGCACTCTATCAGCAGGGCCCGGTAGATGAGGTAATGAAGATCACGAATCCTGGCTGGATTAAAGTGGTCGCAGTGCTGCCTGAGGCAGATGATTGGAAATGGGCTAGAATCTGGGATTTGGCTGCAACTGAGGATGGTGGTGACTATACCACAGGTACTTTGTGTGCATATAGCCGTAATTCAAACCAATTCGTCATCTCGAACATCATCCGTAAGCAAATATCCATTGGCGATGTTGAGAAACTAGTCAAGGATACTGCAGCTTTCGACGGTGAGGATGTTTTAGTCGGCATTGAACAAGAGCCTGGTTCTTCTGGAAAGGGTCTTGTCACACATTACCAGACGAATGTGCTGCCAGAACATACTGTCGAGCCTGTTCCAGCTACAAAAGCCAAGCTAATCAGGGCTCAACCCTTCCTAGCAGCTGCTGAAGCAGGAAAAGTCTATCTCTTGGCTGAAGCTGTCAGCGATTATAGCTCAATCGGCGGTGACTTTGGATGGCATGAACGCTTCCTGAAGGAATTCGAAGTCTTCCCGGGAGGCGAGAATGACGATCAAGTTGATACTGCTGCAGCTGGATTCGTACGTCTCTCTGGTAAAAAGGTCTTTTCAGTCTCTTGGGGACGAAAACCTGCTGATGGATATAAGGCTAACAGCAAAAAGATCCGTCAAGCATCCTTTATAATGGCTGGTCGTGGTAAATCGATCGGCGTTTCATTCGGCAGACGTAGGAAAGCATAATGAACGCGCTATCTGACATTCTAGGTCGTGCTCGAATGATGTTCGCTGGCGGTTTACAAGCTGGCGGTAAGAGGGATCTGTACTATACTTATGGCTGGAATAAGAATCCTCTCCACCAAGACTTCGTATCCAAGTATGCTCGACAAGACATCACTAAGAGAATTGTCGAAGCTCCTGTCAATGCACTCTGGTCAGACCCACCGAAAGTGACTGGGGATGCTGCGTTTCAGACTGCTTGGAACGATCTTCTTGCCAAGATTCCTGTGTTCCATGAGCTTCAGAGGGCAGATATCCTTGCTGCTTTGGGGCGATATTCTGTTTTGGTCATTGGTTTTGATGATGGACAGAAGCTAGATCAGCCTGTTAAGCAGGGAAAGTCTCGCAAGGTTCTATATTTACAACCCTATGCTGAAGGCTCGACCACTATTAAGGAATATGACAAAAATCAGCAGTCTCCTCGCTTCGGCCTGCCTTTGAAGTACACGATAACGCCAGGTGCATTCCAAAAAGGCACTATGGGTGAAACTATCAGTGATGGTTTGATGTCATCTTTCGAGGTACATCATAGCAGAGTCCTGCATATTGCTGAAGGGGCGCTGGAATCTAAGGTGTTTGGACACTCTAGGTTGGAGAGTGTCTATAATGTGCTGGATGACATCCTCAAAGTGACTGGCGGTAGTGCTGAGATGTTCTGGCTCTCAGCAAATAGAGGACTCCATGTCAATGTCGATAAGGATATGGAACTCAAAGGAGACGATGCAGAGAATCTTGCCGAAGAAATTGACGAATATACCAATGAGCTCCGTCGTGTTATCCGTACGAGAGGTGTTGATGTCAAGTCTCTTGGTTCTGAAGTTGCTGATCCTCGTGGTGTATTTGACGTTCAGCTTTCTCTTCTGGCTGCTAATACAGGTATTCCAAAGAGGGTTCTCATGGGATCGGAAGCTGGACAGCTAGCTTCGCAGCAAGATCGCGCTAACTGGGCTATCCAAGTCGAGATGAGGATCTCGTCTCACGGCCAACCCACCATCTTGATTCCGTTTATCCGTACCCTTATTGACGCGGGCGCTCTTCCAGTTCCCTCGCAAATGTCGATTGAATGGCCTGACGCATTCAAGATGAACCCCCTAGAGCGTGCTCAGACGAGTGCTCAGATGGCTAGATCTGCTGCAAACTTGTCGAAGACTCTCAAGACTGTGCAGGATATCAATACTCGGGGAGCAGAGAATGCACGTCCGACCTTCGAAGCGACGTCGGGTGGAGGAGGATTTATGGCTAACGCAACAGCGGATCCAGCGGTTACGCCGTCTAGTACGCCAAAACCCGCAGATGGAACCACTACTGCAACCGCACCTACGGAGGGTTTTGGTTCTGCAACGTCGGATCCAACGACAGTACCTCCAGGGATGATCGAACGTCCGCCTTTGATTCCCAAGTTTGAGCCTCTTGTCTTGTTGACTGAGGAAGAATGTCGTTCGATCATCGGATTTGGCAGACATATGCCAGTATTTGACTCCAAGAGCGATTCTTCCACAGCATCTGGTTCAGGTGCAGGCCCAGCTGCGACCGAATAGGTTAGGTCGTCATGGAATGGATAACGCCCAAGTTGGTTGAGGTTGTAGCAGGTTTGATTCGAGAAGGTGGTCTAGCACTTACCTTGACCTTAGTACTCATCGCCTATGTCTTTGAAATTAGGCGTGGTATGCATAAGGATAAGATAATTGCAGACAAAGAGAAGGCAAATACCGAATTCCAGATGAAAATGCTGGAAGTAGTCGGTGAGATGAAGACCACAGTGTCTAATGGCAACTTACTCTTGGAAATGTTGACAAGAGGACGCAAATGAGGGATCTTCTGAAGCCAATTTGTTGGTGGCTAAGTAAGAAACCGACCTTGAATCCAACGTCGACCGAGAATATTGATCAAGCACTACAAGAATTGAGGGATCTAAACAAGAGACAGTCTGAAGTCTTGAACAGTGTTAAGCAGCCAGATATCCTTCGCAGTTTGGTCATATCCATGAACTCAGGGCGTAACAGATGAAAGAATCTCTCTTCCTAGAGATCGTTAACGGCAACTTTTTCATGCTGTCCTTCTGCGCTATTCTGGTATTTGCCCGTTATATTGTGAGCAATTGGAGAGAAGGTTATACCTTTCTTCGTCCTGCTTTTGCTTTGACGGGTGTCTTTCTGGGAGAGTTCATCATTAGGTTAAACTTCTGGTTCACAAGGTACAATATCAACACGGGAGGGCAGTACCAGACGCCATCGATAAATATCACTATCCTGGGATCCTTAATAGCTTCTTGGGCCATCCTCTGTACGATCGCAGTATTCTCGCCTGCCAAACTGCGCAATCGTGCTTGGATATTGTCGTTACTAGCTACGGCAATCTTTCTTTTTCTTTCCCTAACTTGGAGGTAACTATGCGAGTACGGATGTTCAAGGCGTTTTTGTGGCTAATTCCCTTCTTGTGCCTCTCATCTCAACCAGCTGAGGCTAGAAGGTACCACCATCACCATCATCATCACCAGCATTACCAAAGAGTTGCCAGCTCCAACTCCTGCTTTTTCATCTGTACTCCAACGACACAGGCCAGCGGCCCTACTGCTTATTCCCACTCGCGTAGGAGCCTTGAATTTGCCTCATATGAACCTTCTAGAGGGGGCCACTTAGGTGGAAGACCTCGTGCGTGGTGTGGCTGGTGGATGCGTATGGACACAGGAATTCATGACGTCAGCTTAAACTTGGCTCGTAATTGGGCTCGAGTGGGATCAAACGCTGGAGGTCCTCGCGTAGGTGCCATTGTAGTATGGGCACATCACGTTGGAAGGATCACAGGACGAACTGCAGACGGTCAATGGATCGTGAAGAGTGGGAATGATGGTCATGCAGTTCGTGAACGCCCACGATCTCTAGCAGGCGCGATAGCGTTCCGCAACGTCTAAGGAGATAATATGTCAGTGATCGGTTTTATCTACCTCCTAATCAAGCTTCTAGCTTTAGCCTTAGTGTATTTCGGTATACTTTGGCTCTGTCAATGGCTTGAAATCAGTGTCCCTACTATGGTCATGAAGATCCTTGCAGCCATTCTGGTCTTACTAGGAATAGCTGCAATTCTCAGGTTCCTAGGGGTATTCTAGGTGGAGAGGGGAAGAGGGAGCTTCGGCTCCCTCTTTCTTTGGACCAAAAGATTCTTCGTGACTGCTCTTAAATTACCATTTATAATGGTAGGTAGCAAATAGAGGTTGCCATGACCACAGAATCGTTAGGACTCCCAACAACAGCTGGGAATTCGTTTAATCGTCCGGCTGATACAAATGCCTACGTATCTGGTGATCTCATAGCTAATGTGACGACAACCAGCCCCCAACCCACTCCGTTCACATTCATTGTGGCTGATACAATCGACGATGTTGTAGGTATCAGTAGGGTACGTCTTAAAGTAAATGACACGGCATTCGCTGGTAAGCAAGTCGCTCTGCATCTCTATCGCAACCTCCCCACATTAGCTGTGGGTGACAATGGCGCATTTGCAGCTGGACTAGGTGCTTCGGAATCCGATAAGCTGGATGTGATCAACATCACGTTTGGAGTAGCCACTTCTGACGGATATGTCATAGGTTATGGGGTACCTTCAGTAGGAGGGCTAATCATAACCAAGACTTCGGATGGTCTAAAGACCATTTATGGTATTCTCGAATGTCTTGCAGCGGTGACCCCGGGCAGTGCAAGAACTTTCGCCGCAGTGCTTGAAATTGCTGGGCGCAGATAATGTCAGCCCTCTTCAAAAATCTGATCGGGAAGAGACTCCTTCTCCTTGGAGCAGGATCTACCTCTAGTTCAGTTCCAGCTGGCTATGGATTCCTTACTCTCGGCGGCACCGATCCACTAGTTCTCGGCGGCCAACCTCTCATCTTAGGTACCAGCTAAATGACCAATATTGACATCGAAGTACCTGGCGCAAGCGACACCCGTCTTAAAAAGGCTATTAAGAACTTGGCGGGTATCTACATCCCGACGCAGTTCGGTGCAGTTGCTGGAACGGGGCGGTCTGCAGGTGAACGCGCCGCAAACGCTACAGCTATCGGCTCTATGCTCACAGCAGCTGTGGCAGATGGTGCATTGGCTTATATCGATACAGTCTATGAGATTGCATCTACGCCAATTAACGCCAAGGCCATGAATCGCCTTAACTTAGACAGTTCACCGACAGGGCGAATTATCCAATACACTAATGACATTCCGGGCATCCAGATTGGTGGTGCATGGTTACGTATTGGACGCTTGCGAGTTGATTATAATGCTCAGCAAGGTAGCTCAGGTGCTTCTATCACAGCGAACGGAACGGGTGGAGCAAACGCCTTTGAGTTCTGGCAGCTCACGCGATCCCATATTGGGTTGCTGCAAGCAGATCAAGCCGCTCGTGGAATACACATACCTCAAGCAGATGCTAACGGTAGTGGGCAGAGCCAAGTATTCTCCAACACCATCGAGGACATCGAGATCACCCGCTATTCGTATCGCGGGATGGACCTCCAGTCTGTTGGAGGTTCTACAGGTAATGTGTTCGGCAACGTCTATCTTCGGGGTAACGGCATAGGTAGCAGACCTAACGTCAATATCCCGTTGGTCATGATCAACTTTAACGATGAGTGCATTTTCAACCAGCTAAACATCGAGCACTGTTCACCCTTTGCAATTGCGAGTGGTGACTCTGTGAACGCTTCTGGTCTCATCAACCTATCCTCAGCCAATATCATCATCAATGCACTGCACGTCGAGGGCATAGAGCCGAAGGCAGACGACAAGGCGATTGTCTATGCTCAGTCAGCTAGTGGGTGTGACATTAGAGGCTTCGGCTTCAGCACCAGCTATTTCCTTTCAGCAAACGGTTGTACCAAGTTCCACTTGGCTCGTCTCTTTGGAACTGATGCACACGTCAGGATTGACAGAATTGTTGAGCACGCTCACACTCTGACCGGGGCCGTCATGGATCTCGGCTATGCTGCAAGTGCTTTAACTACCTCATCACTTCATATCGGAAGGTTTATCCAGCGCACGAACATTGGACTACTGAGCAATGTTCTCCCGACCAACGATCAGAAGGTCCTTAAGGAAGTTAATGCTAGGCCAGTCCCCAACTGGCTCAGGGCTGGTCGTGTATTTGGCCCTCGCGGTAACGGCAACGGTACGTTGAACCCGATTATTGGATCACGGCTCTACGCCACGCCGTTCCAAGTTGACCATCCGGTGTCGGTGGACAAGCTATATGTCTATTGTGCCAATCTGGTAGCTAGTTCCGAAGTTCGGATGGCGATATATCACGATGATGGCACCAACCAACCCGGCGCAAAGATTGCGGAAGTCTCTGCTGTTGTGTCCACAGCGGGAACCGGCAGTAAAAATGGGACTATTACCTCTCCTCCCGTACTGCTTCCGGGACGATATTGGGGTGTGGTTATCGGCTACAACACAGCCGCAGGTGCGCTCCCGGGTCTCGTAGGCATCAACGCAGCCGTCGCAAACGTTGCGAATCACGATCTTGGTGGAGCCGACATGTCGTTCATGGGCTCGAGTGCCTCTGCGAGTGGTGGCGTGTATGCGGATGTCACGATTGCGGATGCTACAGCATGGGGTGCTTATGTATTCCCCTCCACGTTCCCTACAGGTACACTCCACACCAACGCCGTCACACCACACGTAGGAATGAACGCCCTAGCTGTTCCGTAGGATCAAACCTATTTGGATTGACCAAAAGATTCTTGTTGAAGGCCATCTTCGAACCATATATAATAGTCAAGATCAGGGCCCATTCATGACCAATACACGCATCTATCAAGCCGTACGAGCACACGTCAGCGGTGCCTATGACAAAGGTACGCTGCACGGCAAAGAGTATATTGTTGTGCCCGTAGTTGCTTTGGTAGAAGGTGTATTGCAAGGAATGGCTGCTGAGGGTCCAGAGTTGGCTCTAGCAGAAGAGTTCGGCAAGTTTCCAGATTCCTGGAATGGCCGTCCCATCGTGATGTCGCATCCCACGAAGGACAGTAAACCTGTAAGCGCAAACTCCCCTGATGTCCTTCAAGAGTACCAGATAGGTTTCATCTTCAACGCCAAAATGGATGGTTCAAAGCTTTGTCTAGAGGCTTGGTGCGATCCTGATATGATGGCAAACCTGAATGATGATTCCAAGGCAACTCTAGAGACTCTGCAAGCCGGTACGATGATTGAAGTCTCGACCGGTTATTTTGCTGAGATCGAACCTACTTCAGGGGTATATGCTAATTCCACTTACGACTCAATCCAACGCTCTGTAGTCCCTGATCATCTTGCTTTCCTTCCCAATGGTGTCCTTGGTGCGTGCAGTAACGCTGATGGCTGTGGAGCTCAGCTCGCCGTCAATTCCAAACCAACGGATGAATTCCCCCGTGTGAAGACTTTCTACGCCCCTCAACCGTGTTGTGACTCTTGTGCGTCAGGACATACATGTGAAGGTACATCGAGCATGCCGAGCACCAACAAAGATATGGCTTCGAAGGACAAGGCCGACAAAAAGAAAAAGCAAGATCCCAAAGCCTACCAAGAGTATGCTTCGACTATCGCGAACACCCTCGCTGGCGGAGTTACGTTCTCCGACGCCCGAGACGCAGTATGTGAGGTTCTGAAAGTCACTAATGCTTATTCCTACGTTGTAGCTATGACGAAGGATACTGTCATTTATGAGCAGTATAACTCGTTCACAGGTTCATATGAAACCTACCAGCGTGGATACGCAGTTTCAATCGACGGCAAAGTCACTCTTGACGATAACGTCGAACGAGTTCGGCTCATGACGAAAGTCGTGACCGTTAACGCCGATGGCAGTGTGCCAGAGGATCAACCGGAGCAGAATATGACCACTTCCAATAATGGGGCTGCTGCGGCCTCGACTACGACCACTGCAGCTGAAACGACCACGACTGTTGAGCCCAAAGTTCATAAGGTTGAGAATGAACAGGGCACTCTTGAAGTAACCGTGAACGAAAAGGGTGAACCCACCGGATTCGTTCTGACGCCGAAGGCTCAGCCTGTTGCAGCCCATGCGGCTCCCAAGACTGTTGCTGAGTTCGTCGCTCAGGCGCCTGCCGAAATGCAGGAGATCTTTCAGTCGGGCATTAAGCTCCATGCTGAAAAGAAGGATGGCCTCATTAAGGGCCTTCTGGCTACCAACCGTTGCAAGTTTGACGAAGCCAAGCTCAAGACGTTCTCTCTGGACATGCTTGAATCTCTGGCGGAACTCGCACAGGTTCCTTCGTTCGCTGCCCAGGCGCGTCCTTTCACCATCGTCGACAACTCCTCTGAAGACGATAACGTGACTCCGGCACCTCTGGTGTTCGAAGCGCCCAAGGCCTCTACGGCTGCGTAACCACGAGTATTAGCTCGTAACTGGAGACTTTTCTATGGCTATTCCGAAGACTGTTACTCGTGCGGCCATTCTTGTAAAGCGTGGCACTCGAAAAGAGCTGGTGGCAGGGGGTACGATCACTCCTGGTCATCTGATCATGATCAACTCTGCAGGCAAATACGTCGTTCACGGTACCGCTAAGGGCCGTGCTCTGAAGTGCTTTGCTGACATTGCTGATCATAATGGTAAAGGCCTGGACGACAACTATGTGGCGAATGACCTCGTCATGGGTGAGATCGTCGATTCGGGTGCTGAAGTTAATGCGTTGCTGGCCGCTTCGGCGACCGCTGTCGTCATTGGCGCACAGCTCGAATCTGCTGGTGATGGTACTCTCCGCAATATCACGGCTGACAACACTACGGGTCCTGTGTTCGGTGGTTATCCGATCGCAATCGCCCTGGAAGCCGTTGATAACTCTGGTGGTGGTACTCCTGCCCGCATTCGAGTTCTGGTTCTGTAACGCGTTCAAAACGCACTCAAAGAGGATTTCAACACATGTCTGGTGCTAACATTGAACTCGTCAACAATGCAGGCGGGTCTCTGAAGGGCGGTTTGGTTGCTCAGCGCTTGCTGCAGAGCAACTTCAATATCAATTCCCTTCGAACGAATGACACTCTCCGCAAGGACGAGTGGAAGCTGTACGATACCGCGATCGTCAGCATCGCCAAAGCTCGTTTGAATGGCGTGGCAGATCTTATGGCTGCTGGCCTTTCATACAAACTGCCCAATGCTCTTGGCGTTACGCGCTTAGAGTGGGAAACGGACACTGATATGACTCCTGCCGCGGTTGGCATGAGCGGTATTCAGCGTTCCCAGGACGACCGAATCGAATTCAGCCTCACTGGTATTCCGATCCCGATCATCTATAAGGATTGGACTCTGAATATCCGTGCGCTTGAAGCTTCTCGGCGTACTGGTCGCCCTCTCGACACCCAGATGGCTGAAAAAGCTGGTCGGTCTGTCGCGGAGAAGATCGAAGATATCCTCTGGAACGGTTATACGGGTCTTGGCTCGAATAACACGATCTATGGGTATACGACTGCAGCGAACCGCAATACTGGTTCGGTAACAGCGACCTGGGTCTCCGCTACTGGCGCTCAGATCCTTGCTGACGTCCTTGCGATGATTCAGAAGGCTCAGGACGACCACATGTATGGTCCGTACATTCTGTACGTACCGATCGCCGTCATGACGAACATGGGTAACGACTTCAAGACCAACTCTGACAAGTCGATTATGCAGCGTATCCTTGAGGTACCTGGCATTTCGGCCGTCAAGTCGACTTCTTCGTTGTCGGGCACGAACGTCATCCTGGTTCAGTTGACTTCTGACGTTGTTCAGATGATCGACGGTATCCAGCCCACGATGGTTCAGTGGGATTCGCATGGTGGTATGGTCACCAACTTCAAGATCATGGCGATCATGCTTCCTCGTTTCCGAAATGACTCGGAATCGCAGTCTGGCATCGTTCACTACTCGTAATGGGTGCGGGAAGCCAACAAGGAAACTGAGACATGGTGAAGAAAATGAAGAAGTACAAACTTCTGGGTCGTTCTCACTCAGCAGTTAACGAGGAAGGCGATCGTACTGAGTACAAAACCGGCGACATGGTTCCGTTGACGGATGCTCAGTACGAGAGTTTCTCGGACAAGTTCGAGCAACCCAAGGCAGAAGCGCAAGCTGACGCCAAGGAAGGTCTCGCACCTGGCGAAGAGAAGACTACGGCAACTGAACCGAAGTCGGATGGCAACGATGATACTGCTATCCCGGCTCCGAATGCTCAGAAGACCACTCCTCAGGATGGTGCTGCTGGTGCAGGTGCTGCAGTGAACTCTTCCAATACCGCTCAGGTTCCGAGTGGTGAAGCCAAGAAAGGTACAACGTCCGCAGGTTCGGGCGTTCCGGGCAATACTGCTTCCAAGCAGTAACTTGTCACCTCCTGAAATGAGGAAGTGTCTGTGACCGTAACTAGTGCTCAAGTCAAAGCGATCATTACTACGTCCATCGCAGACACTTCCTCGTTTATCAATACTGCCACCATTCTCGTGAATAATGTGCTCGCAGATCAAGGGTTAGACTCTAGTCTTGTAGACCAAATCACCCTTTATCTATCAGCACATTTCGTGTGCCTAACCGAAGAGAATGGCGGTCTCCGTCGCTCTAGGCTAGGCGAGTCGGACGAAAGCTATAAGGTACCCGGAGATAAGGATACGGGTTTGGCATCTACTCGTTATGGTCAAACCGCGATGCTCATGGATACCTCAGGTACTCTTGCAGGTCTCAGTGCCAATAAGGGACTTCCTGCACTATTCACGGTTATTGGGGACGTTGAAGACAATCCTGACTATTCTGAGAACACGCTATGAGTCAGCGTCATCTCAACCAGACGCTCACCTATTGGGCTCCGAGTGCAAAGGATTCGACCAATCTGTACGGAAAGCCTACTTCAAGTGCTCCTGTACAGCTTAGGTGTAGGTGGGAAGACAGAAATGAGCAACTCCGCAACAAGAGTGGCGAAGAGTTCATTAGCAAGTCAAGGGTATTTGTTGAAGAGGTAATTGACATCGATGGTTATGTCTTTCTTGGGACTTCTGTAGCTTCTGATCCAGTCTCTGAACCCGAAGCCAAAGAGATCCAAGCAATAGGAAGACAGCCAGATCTTCGAGGTCTTAGGAATCTAACCGTGATATATCTGTAATGGCAGCAAAGCTTAACCTTAGGATGGGACTTGAGAAGGTTTCGAAGCCTCAATTCGCTTCAGAACCTGATTATGTTGCTCAGGTTAATGCTCAGATGAAGGCTCTTATGGACGACCTTCAGTATATCATGGATCAATTTGCTGCTGTTACTCCGGAAATCACGAAAGAGGCTTTACAACCCACTTTCGATAAGTCCCAAGAATACTGTCCTCATAAGACTGGTGCTCTGAAAGACTCCGGATATTTGGAGATTGTCGGGTTTAGGGGTCAGCCTCGAGTTGAGATGGGCTATGGTAAGGGTGGTGTCCCTCGTTATGCGGTCTTGGTTCACGAAATGGTAGAGGTTCCTCATGCGCCTCCTACCCGTTCAAAGTTCTTAGAGGCTGCGATCAATGAGGATTACGGCTCTATTATCGATAGAGTCCATGAGGGTTATAAGAGGTTTATGGGAGTATGACTGCGAGTCCTGCCGAAGTTGCTGGTGGTTTGTTGGGCACTTCAGTGGTTGGGGGCTCTACGGGCTGGACTCTTAAAGTCGGGAAGATGGTTGGAGAACCTGATCAAGTCATCGTGATGTATGATACAGGAGGTCTCACACCTAATCCGAAATGGGCTGTCGATTATCCTACCATACAAGCAATGGTTAGGGGTAAACCAAACGATTACGGGGTTACTTGGGCTAAAGCACGTGCAGTTCGAGATGCTCTGTTAGGATTGGATTCTCAAACGGTGGGTAGTGATCGTTGGGTTTCTATTGTATGTCCAGGTGACGTGGGTTTTGTAGGCTACGATGATGCTCAACGACCTATGGTATCTGTCAACTTCCGAATCATCATTGAACCTGCAACGGTAGGTAACCGTGAAGCTCTTTAACGCCTATGGAGGCAAGTAATGTCTAAGCGAATCCAAATTTCCGATGACAGTGGGGCTACTTGGTCAACTTTCCCCGGCGATAAGGGAGATATGACCCGCACCGCTTCTGACATCAAGGATACCATCTTCGGTGCTGACTATGAATCAGGTCAGACGGGTATTATCAGCTGGAACGTGTCGTGTAACGGCGTGTTCAAGGGTTTTGCTGGTTACGTTACCAAGATCCTGAAGAGTGGTACTCCTACCACCTTCACGGCTTCGGCTTTTTCTTTGGTTTCAGGCAAGACGTACAAGATTACGGACGCCACCAAGAACATCTGGGATCGTACAACTGCTGTTACCGTGTATGACAATGCGGTAGCCGTAGCCTCGAACAACATCTTGTCTATCGACTACCTATTTGGTCGAGTTACCTTCACTTCTGGGTATACTCCTACTGGGCCCATTACGGCTTCAGGTAAGTATCTTCCAATGACTGCTGTTGCAGGTGCTAACGGCTTTACCCTAACGCAAACTGCTAACGCAGTCGACCAGACTGACTATGCGACCGCTCAGGCTAATGGAGGCTTCCGAGCTTATCAGATTGGTCTACGCACAGTTAAGCTAGCTCTTAAGGGCTTCTACGATGCTGCGAACGGCTTTGAAGCCCTACTCTTGGCTCGTCCTGAACTGATTGTCGAGATTGATGTAGACGGTGGCGGCAAGAATATCGCTCGTGGTTGGTTCAAGCCTTTGTCAGTAGGCCAGTCGGGCGGCGTGGGTGAATTGGAAGATGCAAGCATCGACTTCTCCCTCTCAGTTCCTTCTCAGGCGGATATCTCGCTTCCGTTCAAGTGGCTCATTGATTCCACTTCCACTCTATCCACAGCCCTCCAAAAGGCTTTGACTCACTACCAGACGGGTAATGCAATCGAGATCAACTATCTAGCGGATGGTACCACTGGTTGGCGGGGAGATGCTATCATCACGGACTTGTCACTCACTGGCGGTCTTGACGTGATGAACAACTTCGACATCAAGTTCCAGGGTTCTGATGCTCCTGTAGCCTACCCATAATATGGAGTGTGCATTTCATTGACTTCAGAATGGCAGAGTGGCTGCCATTCTTCTAACTGAGCTGGGAGGCTCATAACATGTCAAGTTCAGAACTTCGTGATCGTTTGCGTGCTAAGGTCTTTGCCGAACACAAGGTTAAGACTATTCCAGTTGAGTTCTTTGGTGCTACGATCGAGCTCCGCCAACCTACTATGGAAGACATCGTTAAGGTTCAGGCAGATCCTGACCGTGAAGCAATTGTCATTCGTACACTGATCGATTACGCTTTCGTTCCGGGTACTGATGAGAGGGCTTTTGAAGCTGGTGACGCAGATTCCCTTAAGAAACTACCCTTCGGTGCTGACTTCCTGCGCATATCCAAAGCGCTGGAGGAATTGACAGAAGTAAATTTTCTCGACAAACCCGTTTCTTCGAGCGTAGACCAGACTACTACCTGATCTACCAGGTTGCTTTAGAGCTGGGCAAGGATGAAGACGAGATCCTTGCTTGGCCTAAAGACAAGTTCGAAAGATGGGTGGGTTTCTTTCACCTCAGGGAAGAAAGATCCAAGCAGAAATAGCTCGTCGGGGATATTGTAGTGCCAATTAGCTTAGGCGATATCACATTTGGTATAGGTCCAGATACGACGCGGCTTCGCACTGCGATCGGAGATATCACTAACTTTGGTCATGCGGTTGAAGCCGCTGCTAGAGTCACTCAAGGTGCTGCAACTGGTGCAACTGCCGCACTTCTTAGACAGGAAGCTGCTGCAATCTCAGCCCTACAGAAGGTTCAAGCCTTTCAGGATAGGGTTGCTAAGTCGGCTGCTCCTACTAATCTAACTGCAGGTTTCAACCAGCTTTCTACTACTGGTTTGGACCGTTTTGTTCAGCGAATGACCTCTGGTCAATTGACAGCTATCCAGTTCCAGCGGGAAATGGAGCGCTTCAATGCGACTATGAATAACTCCAATCGCATCCTGAACAACTGGGCTTCAGCACAAAGGACTGCATCACAGAACTCTATGGTAGAGTCTCTGCGTAAATTGTCTGGCGCAGCTGTCCTAGTAGCTGGGCCGCTCTCAGGTATTGCCACGAGAATCTCGGTTATTGCTACTCTTGCAGATCACTTCTCTATTGCTTGGGCAGGTGCAATCGTAGGTATTGCAGCTGGTACCTATGCCTTCTACAAGTTTGCCACTGCAGCTGTTGATGTGGAGAGGACTCTACAGAACATCCAGCAAACGTTGACTGCAGTCTCAGGATCAGAGGTTATTGGACAGACTCAGCTTAAGTATCTGGCTGACTTTGCTGATAGAGCTGGTGTTAAAATTGAAGACCTGGCCAAAGGCTACTCTCAACTGACTGCAGCAGCCAAGGGTACAAACCTTGAAGGGGAAAGAGTCAACAAAATCTTCGAAGGCATCACCATGGTTGGTGCCAAGCTTGGTTTGAGCAATGAAGATGTTAAAGGATCGTTAGTCGCAATCCAGCAAATGATCTCGAAGACAACAGTTCAAGCAGAAGAATTGAAAGGGCAGTTGGGCGATCGTATGCCTGGTGCTATTCAGGCTTTTGCAGATAGCTTGGGTAAGACTGTTCCCCAGTTCATGAAGATGATGAAGGCTGGTGAAGTTACCAGCACTATGCTTGTAGGCTTTGTCGAGAAGTTGAAGCAAAGGTATGGTATTGACGATGCTACCAAGATTGATACAATTGTCGCGGCGGAAAATCGGCTGGCAACAGCTAGATTCAGGTTAGTTGACAGCTTAGATAAGGTCATTGGCTTCACGTCTGCATATACCAATATCATCAATGGCATGACTAATGCCATCAACGGGACCTCCGATAATGCTAGGAAACTAGTTGTCCAGGTTGTCGCTGTGGGTGCCGCCTTAGCTTCTGCATTTGTAGGCTCCCTAGTAACTAGTGCTATTGCGGGTATTACAGCTGGGGTCTACCGACTTGCTGCAGCCATTGCTACTTTGAACCTGGCATCTCTTGCTGGTGGTTTCACCGCCATTATACGGTTGCTAATTGTTGGTGCTACAGCTATTGCAGCATATTATGGCGCTCAAAAATTGATGAATGCGGCCTTAGAAGGTACTAAACAGTCTTATCTATCAGTCAATCCCGCAGTTGAGGATTATATTAAGGCACAACAACAACTAGCATCTTCAGTTAGAGGCCCAACAATCAGCTATCTGCAAGAGCAGAGAGACCAACTCGGTAAATTGTTGGGAGCATATTCTGCGACTGCAGTTGCGGTCAAAGATATTGAGATAGCCCAGAGGAAGGCTGCAGAGTCTGGTGCCTCTGATTCGGTTATTGCTAAGATCGGGAAAGACAGCGGGCTGGCTGAAAAGAAGAAGGAACTAGATGATCTGAATTCGGCCATGGAGAGGAATAAGAAGATCACTACTGAGTTGATGGACATCTATAAGAGGCAGACTGCAGAAGAAGAAAGGAATCGTTCGGATCCTATAAAGGAACTTACGAATAGGCAGAATCTTGCCGTCAAGAATGCTCAGGACACTGTAAATGAGCTCAATGCTACGTACGACAACCTCTTCAAGGCACCTGCAGCTAAAGAGTTTGCCGAGCTTCAGAACACGATCAACAAGCAGATCGAGAATTTCCGTGACCAATTGACTCGTGCTGAATTGCCTGCAGCTAAAGTAGCTGAGCTTACTGACAAGTATGCAGCTGCCTTGAGGCGTACTAAAGAGGCTGAGGTCAATCTCTCGCATACGACGTCGTATTTTCAGGCAGTAGAAGGCGTCTTTAGCCGCGGTTTGGATAAGAGTCTTGATGCCTGGATCCAGATGGTTACTGAAGGCAAGTCTGCTATGGAGGCTCTTAAGGATACAGCTAAGGCAGTTGCTGCAGATATTCTCAAGACGTTCATGACTCTTGCAGTCTTGAATCCCGTCAAGAATATGCTGTTCGGAACAAACTACAGTACCTTAGGAGGTTCCGCAGGTCAAGGTGGTCTTGTAGGGGATCTAATCAAAAGCTTCGGGTTCGGAGGCAGTACTGGGGGAGGTAGTGCTCAGGCGATGTCTGCAGCTACTCTTGCGAACAATACTGGTGGAGCATTCTACGGACCCGGATTTGCTTTGGGTGGTATAATGAGTGGGCGTGGTCCTCTGCCGCTGAACCGATATGCAGGTGGAGGTATTGCCAACTATCCTCAATACGCAATGTTCGGTGAAGGTAGCAAGCCTGAAGCTTATGTTCCTCTTCCTGACGGTCGTAGTATCCCTGTCAACATGAAGGGTGCGATAGGTGGAGGTACTGTAGTCAACATCATCAATCAGGGCGATTCCAAGATCGAGCACAGGAACCGCCAATCTCAAGGAATGGATGTTCACGACATTATCATCTCGTCCGTTAGCAAAGGATTCGTTGGAGGAGACTTCGATAAGGTCGGATCTAAGAGGGTAGTCCGCAGATGACAATATCTTGGCCTGTAGGTATACCTCAAACTGCCCTTATCGATGGGTACGATGAACAACTCATGTCGAATGTGTCTGAGTTCAAGCCTGACGTGGGTATGCCTTTACTTTCAAGGCGGACATCTGAAGAGTCAGAGGACGTCAAGTTCCAGACTATCATGACTCTGACGCAATATGAGACTCTGAGGGATTGGCGTAGAACGACCTTGAAGAGTGGTACTCTACCATTCTTGAGGTATCACCCACGCAAATCCACTGTCGAAGTTACCGCTCTATTCACTTCGATTGGAATGCCTACGATTATTTCCGCCACCCAATGCATAGTACCTATGCAGATGATGATTGTGGTGAACTAATGTCTCGTGATCTATCAACTATTGCACGTACTCAGGTAGAGGCTCAGTTCTCTTCTGAAGTCTGGCTATGGTTTGCCACCATTACACACGATGATCTGCCCGATCCTATCCGTGTCGTGTGCGAAGGTTTGGGGTCTATTTCGTATAAGAACGGTGGTATTGTCAATTACCAGCTGAATGGGGACCTCTATTTGGCATGTCCCTTCAAGTTGGAATGGATATCAGACGATGGTACTGCACCTAAAGCTAAGGTGACTGTGCCAGATGTGGATAGATCCATTGGGGTTGAGGTCTTATTGCTGACAGATTCACCTCAAATTGGCTTCCAACTCTGCAAATTGTCGGATTGGCTCACGACATTCGGCTCCAACAATGAGAGATTGCACAGCGGGACGATAACACCAGAGGTTTCTGCGGACTTCTTCTTTCTTAGGAACGTCTCTGGGGATGCTATGCAAGTGACTGCGGATCTTACGACCTATGATATCTCTGTTGAACCTTGGCCTAAGTACAGGGCTACTCAAGACAGACTACCTTGGATTGCACGCTGATGCTGGGACCTTTGAGATGGACTGAGCAATATATTCGTATACCCTTCGCGAATTCAGGGTTTACGAAGATGGGCTGTCATTGTTGGGGACTAGTTTGTCTGGTATACAAGCGTGAACTCAAGATTGAGTTGCCTAAGTACGATACGATCACTGCAGATCAGATCCGTCATATGCTTAGGGCTAAGGATGAACAGATCGTTTCAGGTAACTGGGGTCCTGTAGCCAAAGATGATCTAAGACCTTTCGACGTGGTTACAATGAAAGGTAAGGACGAAAAAGGTCATCTAATCGAAAGACATGTGGGATTGTATGCCGGTAACGGCTACATATTGCACATCGAAGAGGGTACAGACTCTAAATGCGATAGCGTCCAGGATCCTTTGTTTACTGGACGTATTCTAAGATCATTCAGGTATGCTTGATGACTATGATACCAAGAGACATTGAAGGTATTCCCGTCACGTGGCGTGATCAGCCTTGGTCTGATAATCTGCGCTTCATCAAAGTGCGGGAGAGGATGACTATTGCTGAAGTGGCAGCTCTCTTGCCTGATGAAATTGCATCAAGACCTATCGCACTTGTTAATGATGTTCCTGTTCCCAGAGAACAATGGCATCTTGTTCGTCTGAAAGCGCCGACTGCACGTAATCCCATCATTGTAACTTTTCCAAGCACCCTACAAGGCGGAGGAGGTGGCAGCGGCGGAGGCAAGAATCTCTTATCGGCTATTGCGGGTATTGCAGTCTTGATTGCTGCTATAGTCGTGGCTCCCTACATCGCTGGTGCAATTGGACCGACTCTCTTAGCAACCTTCGGAATCTCTGCAGCTACCACTCTTACACTGACCCAAGCAGTTCTTTCAGTAGGTGGTGCTCTGCTCATCAATGCTTTGACGCCAGCACCTACAAATACTCCTGAAGCATCTCAGGCAGCACAAGGTGAGTTTAAACCTGAATCTTCTGCAGCACTCCAAGGCAATACGCTATCCCGAGGAGCCTCTATAGCTCGTGTCTGCGGTACTCTTAAGGTGTTTCCTGCTTTCGGGGTTAATCCACTACAGGAGATTGTGGGGAACGATACGTTTGTAGAGGCCGCATATATTCTTGCGGGTCCTCATGCTATGACTGATATCCGGATCGATGGAGTCCCTATCGACACAATTCCGGATGTGGAGTATGAGACACGGGAAGGATTCTCTGGGGAATCGGCTCTCACATTGGTGACTAGGCAATCAAAGACTAACCCCACAGTTGTGGAGATGTCTGAGCATAAGGTTGATCCTACTGGAGGTTCTGACTTATTAGACCAGTCTACACCATCCACCAGTATACCTGTTTGGCATCCAACGAGGTTCGTGGGGTCTCCGGATGAAGCCTGGTTGAGCTATCGTTGGCCCACGGGACTCTTAGATCAGAATAACCTTGGTACTACGGTATATCGCCCGTTGAGACTGAGGTTTAAACTCGTTGGGGCAGCGAATTGGACCTACGTTCCTGAGATTTGGTTCTCTTATTCCAGGAATGAAGGATTCAACAAGGACGTTAGGTTTATTTGGGGGACTCCTCCTGCACTACCTACACCTCCTTCGCAGAATGGGCCTGTATATGCATTCATAGCAGTACCTTTTAGAACAGAACTTGTCATTGGAACGCCTTCTCCTTCAGCAGCTAAGGAATATTGCTTTGACGGCAATACAAATACAGGTACAGTAGCATCTAGCACCAATCTATGGGTAGGGGGCAACTACAGCACTATGGGTGCTAGGTCTATATCTTATGCTGTAGTACATCCTTATGGCTCCACTCCATTCTGGTCTGGAGGCGCAACCTCTGTCGTTTTGCAGCTTAGGGCTAGTCATACTGCTCCTACCCTTGCTACAGATGGTACACTCTTAGGTTCAGTCACACAGACAAGTGGCACTACAACCACCGTCATCACTTCTTCAGACTCGACCACTTTGTGGGAGTACATCTGGATAAATGCGACGGCTACAGGAGCTTCAAGCGTTCAAATATCCGACATCGACTTCTACGGTGGTAGTGATTGGGGTTACTTGGCTAGCTCTTACTTCAGGTCTGGCGGTAGTGTGCTCAATAGGTTGATGAGCACGGCTTCGAACGGGAATGTTATAAATATAGGTCTATTTGAGGATCGAGTAGAGGTCTATCTCGATACTGGAACCTTCCCTAAAGGAGACTATGAAGTACAGGCATTGGCGGGAGCAGCAGTCACTTCAAACAACTTCATAGCCTCAACATACAACGTCTCTTCCGGTGACGCTGGGTATCATGGAGCTGTGCCCGTACAGGACTTCTTTAAGTGGAGGACGACATCTGGAGTCAAGCAAGTACCACAGAGCATTAAGAACCTCTACTTTAAGATGGTACGCACCAGAGCTACGGCGGTCTGGAACTCACCTCCCATAGTAGGACATGACTTTGCAATCATTGCTATAAGGGCTAAGAATCAACAGCTCGGTCAATTGTCATGCTTGGCTTCTGGGTATACCTACGACTGGAATGGATCTGCATGGGCGACGCTTACGACTACCTCGAATCCAGCACCTCATCTCTGGGATGTTCTAACAGGTGCTCATAATGCTGATCCTATTCCGACAGCGCTAATGAACAACACTGACTTTGTTACATGGAGACAGCAGTGTATTGACAAGGCTTATACTGTGGATGCAGTCTTCGAAGGTAAGACAGTTGCAGATGTCGCCACAGTCTTGTGCGGATGCGGCTATGCTCGTCTACGCCCTGCAGAGAAGTGGGGAGTCTTCATGGATCGTGACAGATCTGATGAAGGTCCTACCAATGTCTACAGTCACAAGAACATGAGCAATTTCCATTGGGACAAAGCCTTTCCAAGGTTACCCGACGGATTCAGGGCTAGGTTCACAGATGCTGAGAATGATTACCAGGAATCTGAGATCATTGTCCTTCGTCCGGGTATTACGGATACTGGGAAATATGAAGATATCCGCTATGAAGGTCTGATCTACGAACCTGACGTAGAAGCACGTGCCTACTTTGATCTCGCACAAATGTCTGCGAGATCCGTGTTCTATGTAGGAACGACCAACTTTCAGCACATTGCGAATAGGCGTGGTGATCTAGTTGCACTTCAGGTTGATGTTCTCGACAGGCTTGGAGGTTCTTCATACATTGTTGATATCCAGAAGTCAGGATCCCTGATTACAGGAATGACTCTCTTCGGTTCAATTCCTATTGAGACGGGAGCTAACTGGGGAGTAGCTATTAGAGGTCTTGATGGATCTCTGCACATCAAGCAGATTCAGGATCCTGGAACCACTGATGACTATAAGACTATCACGTTCACAAATCCCTTCACGGATCCAGGTACATCAGTAATAGATTCAGGATGCCTGATTGTATCGGGACTCGTTGGATCTGAGTACCGAAGAGTTATTGTCCACAGTATCATGCCTAAAGAGGATACTGCGGAAATCATGTTTGTGGATGAGGCACCTCAACTATGGGGTTCTTTGACTGCAAGAGCTATTATCCGACAACTAGGTTTGGATGATAGTCTGGCGCTTTGTCTTGATGCTGGAGATGGCGCCAGCTATACGTCAGGTCAACTTTGGCTTGATACGAGTGGTGAAGGCATCGACTACTACTTTGGCGTTAACGCGATAACATAAGGAACTATAACATGTCTATGGGTGACACCACCGAAAATGCCATTATGCTGTTGATCTTCAACGCAACAGCATGGGCTAACTATGCAGATAATGCTGCGTCGTCTCCCCAAACGAACATCTCCTGGGCTTTGCATACTGCAGATCCGGGTGATTCTGGTACGCAATCCACTTCAGAAGCTGCATACACCTCGTATGCTCGAGTCAGTGTTGCTCGTACTTCAGGCGGTCATACCGTCACGAACAACTCTGTCTCTCCTGCAGCTAACGTTGACTTCCCCGCAGGTACTGGTGGTTCGGGTACTGTCACGCACTTCTCTACCGGTAAGACTGGTGGTGGTGCTTCGGCGATCTTGTTCTCAGGAACGGTGACTCCGAACATTGTGACTGGTAACGGTGTAACTCCACGACTCACGACCGCCAGCACTATCGTGATTGATTAAGGATCTATTGCTATGACGGAAGCAGAGATCCAAATCAAGTATGGCCCAGAAATCAAGCGTTGCTTGATCGAGCTGGACGTGGAGGGGATGAAGAAGGTGTGGAACCATGTTGCTCCACACTTGACAATACATGGAGATGGTTCTATTCTGGCTACGATGCACCTTGCTCGTACTCAGATGGAATCTTGCCCTATGGGAATCAAGTTGTATTCACAGCGTTGGTTGAATGAACGAGGAATCGGCTCATTTATGGACAACGACAAGAGAGGTCATTAACATGAATACCCCCAAAGAAACCAAGGTCGTTGAAGCTGTCGGCGTAGCATCTAAGTCTATGACTCTTGGAGGCAAGAGACTATCTCAAGAGATTGAGGCAGCTATGAGTCAGGCAGTTTTGGATTCTATGCATGCAGGTATCACCGATCCTAAAGAGATCAAAGCTGCTATGATGGCTGCCCGTCAACGTATTCGTGACCGTAAGGAAGCAGAAGACGCTGAGGCAGAGGAAACACGATGAAGGTAGGGATCGTATATTACGAGGATGATCCTGCACGAAGAGTATTCCGTATAGTATATCCAGAGATTTCAGAAGCCGAACTGGATGATCCTAGATGGATTACTGAAGGCCTCAATCCTGAGCGTACTGCTTTCCTTGAAAAAGTCGAACCTGACGATCCTAGAGTACTTTCGGGTTTCTCAGGAACGCCTTAAAGGCATAACTTATGGCGATTGCAGTAACCAATATAGGTACTAACAACAATAACTCCGGCTCAACGCTAGCGATCTCTGCGGTAACGGTCCCGGCCGGCTCCCTTATTGTTGTTTGTGTTACTGATAGGTCGGCAACGGCACCTGGTGGCTCCGTAAGTGATGGAGGCACCAATACCTATGCTAGTGCTGCTAGCAAGAATCTTAATAACTCGACATCCAACGGGTTTGGTGCTATCTTCTATGCGTATAACTCCGGGGCACTCTCCGGAGCTACGTTAACTTATACTAAAACCGGATCAGTCAACTGCTCAATGTCGGCGTTTTATGCTACGGGTATTCTCTCCGTTAGCGATCCGCTCGATACAGGTGTAACTGCTACCTCAGCAGGCAACGGTACAGGCGCTTCTGGAACAGTAACTTCAGGTGCACCAGCGGCTTCTGGGGCTTTATTCTTAGGAATGATTGCAAGAGCAGGTAATACTGCTACGTTTACTCAGGATACTGGTGTTGCGTGGGCAACTCCTCCTGTCGAAGCAAAAAGTGGTACAGCTAGCGGAGATGCTCGAACTAACGGTGGTACGTTTGTAAATACTGGCACCTCCGCACTAACTTACGCGCCTTCATACTCAGGTAGCTCATTAAATTGGGCAGCTCTGATTGTTGCATTCAAGAACGGCGTTATCACCTCATCTGCTACTGCGTCGGCATCAGCAGCAAGTACAGTTAGTGGTGTTGCTCTAACCGTTAAGAATAGTCCTGCGTCTGCTTCTGCTGCAGCCTCAGCAGCTGCTGTTGGTACAGGTATTAACGCAGCTGTCGGTTCAGCCTCTGCCTCTGCTACAGCATCTAGTGTAGGCCAAGGTCTTGGTATTTTTCCAGGTGTGGGCTCTGCATCATCTACTAGTTCAGTAGATGGCGTCGGTGCAAGCATTGCTTCTGCGGTGGCGGCAGCTTCGAGTACTGCATCTTCGAGTATAGTAGGTGCTAGCACAGCATCATCTACTGCGGCGTCATCTTCAACTTCGACAGATACGGGTGTAGGTCGTTCAACTGCTGCATCTACCGCATCTGCATCATCGACGGCTACTGACACAGCTGTAGGTACTGGTATAAATGCCTCAGTAGGCTCGGCTTCAAGTCTAGCTACTGATCTAGGAGTAGGCAGTGCAATAAATGCTGTAGTTGCTGCTGCGTCATCTACTTCTACGGATACGGCAGTTGGTGCAAGTACTGCAGCTAGTTCTGCAGCAGCCAGTAGTGTGGCTACAAGTACTAGTATAGGTCGTTCGACGGCAGCCTCTACAGCAGCCGCGTCGAGTCTTGCGACAGATCTTGCAGTTGGTACAGGTATCAATTCTGCGGTTGGCTCTGCTTCCTCTTTGGGGACTATTAGCGGAGTCGGTACAGGTATTCGAAACTCAGTAGGTCTTGCCAGCGGTACTTCAGTCGCTCTGTCGACGGGTCGTTCGACTGCAGCCTCTATTGGTAGTGCCACAACCTCTGCTTCTGCAGTTGCGACAGGTGTTGCTATCTTGCCTGCGGCTGATGACCCCTCATTCAATGGGGTTGTAGATGCCAGAGCATCTTCTGACTATATGTCTACTGACGGTGGGGATTACTTCGACGAAGTCACTAAAGGAACCTGGTGTGCTAACTGGCATAAGGTTGGTGCTAAGTTTACGATTGCGGCTATTGTCTATTATAATGGTGGCGATTTCCGCATCCTAAATAACCGATCCAACCTCAACGAGCATGGATTCTCATTAGGTATTGCGTCTGGAGACCTAATTCTTCGGCGTTCTAATGGTAATGCAGTCAGTAATCAAGACAACACCCTTAAAACAGGGATGTCGTCGGGATGGTATTTCATTGCAGTGTCAGTAGATGAGTCGGGTGGGGCAGCTGCAAGTCATTGGAGAGTGGGCACTAATACAGGCACGTTTAATGGAGTATCGACTTTGATATCTACTTCCGCTCCTTCAAACAAGACCCGAATGTTCAATACTCCAGCAGGATCCGCCCCATCTCCAGCAGGAACTAAGATCCATATGGTTAATGCATGGGATAGAAACTTATCGGCAACAGAGATCCAGCAACTCTATACCACTTGGAAAGCAACTAGGTTCGCTGGAATCTAACACGGAGGCTATTATGATCTATGACGGAAGTGAAACTCGATTGCAGCCTGGAGACTTACCTAGGCTAGCTACTACCATTGGGTGCACAGAAGCACACCTTAGGACGGTAATTGAAGTTGAGACTTCAGGTAAAGGTTTCGATTCCCAAAGACATGTGTCTTTCTTATTCGAGCCGCATATCTTCTACCGTAACCTCAAAGGTGCCCAACTTCAAGAGGCTATTCAGAAAGGGTTAGCTTACAAGTTCTGGAAAGGCCCTGGAAGTTATCCAAAGACTCCACAACTCCGCTGGCAACAATTCCAAGAGGCAGCTGCCCTCAACGAGACTGCAGCAATCTGTAGTGCTTCGTGGGGCTTAGGGCAGATCATGGGATCTGAGTTTGCTGAGGCAGGATATCCATCCCCTCAAGCGATGCTAGTTGCCTTCTACAAGTCAGAAGCGGAACAAGTCCAAGGAATGATCAACCTTATCAGGCACAGAGGCTTGGATGCTGATCTCAGAAACTTTCCTGACATGACTGCTTGTAGACATTTCGCCTTGAAGTATAATGGGGCGGCATACGAAAAGAACAATTACCATAACAAGTTGCACGACGCCTATGTGAGGTGGAGTGCTCGTCTCAAGACTGCAAAGGTGAATGCCGTGCCTCCAGAACATGACAAGGATAGCACATTTAGGATTGGGGATCATGATGAAGTCTACCCCAATGGACCTATCTGGCGTATGCAACAGCTCTTCAAAGATAAGGGCTACAGCCTTTTGGTTGATGGCAAGTTTGGTCCAGGCACTAGAGCTACTGTCTTAGCTTGGAAGGGTAATCAAAACATGGAGAATATCACGCCTGATATGTCTCCTGCTGATGTTGCTCTTCTAATTAAGTCGGATCCAATGCCAGTTGCTGCTGAGAGGGCTGCCGCAACCGCAGATGATCTTAAGCCTACATCAGTCATTGTCCAGAAGACATCTTTGGGCAAGAAGCTCTTAGGATGGACGGGTCTTGGATTAGGTGGTGCGCAGGCAGCAGATTCTTCAGGCTTATTGGATACGACACAGTCATATGTGGACAAAGCAACACAAGCAAAGGGTATTGTGGTATCTACACGTGAGTTGGTTGTAGATTCAGGTGTTAGTGAAGTGTTGCATCTTATCTTAGCCTGGAAATTTGAGATCCTTGTAGTGATTGCCATTGCAGGCTTTTTCATTATGAACCAGATTCAAAAGCGCCGTGTTGAGATGCATAGAAACGCGGAGGTCGCATAATGCCTATTATTGCAACGATAGCTTGGTCTTGGCTTTCAAGTGCTTGGGGAGGTTTTATCTTTCCTCTACTCGCAAAGATCCCATGGCAAGTTTGGGCTGGAATCGGGCTCGTGATCGCCTTCTTGTGGTATGGTCATGTGCGTGAGAATCGTGGCTACGATAAGTGCCACGCTGAGGTAGTGACGGCTACCAATAAGGAAGAAGCCAAGAGGCTGGAGGCAGCTAATCAGGCTTTGTCGGAGGCCCAAAGTAGGGCAAGTGAGAGCGCAGATCGTGCTCGTCAATTATCGGAGGCGTTAGATGAAACCCAGAAACAAGTTCGAGACCTCAAGAATGCTAAGACAGTGTGCTTGCCTGATTCTATTACTCGGCAGTACAACTCTAGCAGGGTGCGGAAGCTTCGGTAAAAAGGAGTTTGTTGCTGTACCCATTAAGTTGGTCGATATTCCAGTTAACGTGAAGGCATGCTTGGCTCATCACGTTAAGACACCTAAGGGTGATTGGACTGTCGAGATGGTTGCTCAAGTCGTGTCTCAATACCGTAGACGCGAGGGTGAGCTGGAAGATTGCCTGAGCGATGTGCAGGAGTTCTATACTTCCTACCAACGTCGCTTAGCATCTAAGGTTAGGTAAGGGCCCGTCACTCCTACCTAATCTGCCAGGGAGAGAAGACTGCCTCCCATCTCTCCCTGGCACCCTTTACTTTCGGTTGAACCACCTGTCATAGATGCCGAAAGCAATTGCGATAAGTATACCTGTCATGCAGATATAGGCGGCGAATAACTCACCCCAAGTTACATAGTGGCTAATGATCTTCAATTCCTTGATGCTGTCGGTTAACATCTCTGTGATCCCACCAGTTGAAGAATCTACGCATATAGTACTGACGCACGAACGATGCAAAAGTGAAGAGGGCCGTAATCCAACCAGCTTGTGCTGCCTTAGAAGCAAATGGGAACTGGAGCAGGATATAGTTGATAATGAAGGCATAGATCAAGCCAACGATGATATTAACTATAGCTTCGTTCCGTGATTGCTTCTTTGTCTGCACTTGTGCTTCCTTTGTTCAGGATATTCGTCGGAGCCATCCCATCGATCCATTCGTCAGAGGTTCTACCCTGCTTCAGTCGGTGACGCCACCGTCTCTTACGCTTGTGGCTACCTTTTATGAATACTTCCATTTCCTCTTGATAAAGACTACTATCTTGGGTCATATCAACGAACTGAGGGCAGCTCATCAATCGCCTCCTGAGGGCCTTTCGATTGGTTCTGGTATTTACCTCTATAGGGCAATTCGGTAGGTTCATCTAGCATGTGGAAGATGATCTGGGCTATTGGATCCCCGCGCTTGATGAATATGATCTGCCTGGAGTGGTTGCTGTACTCAAGTGTGAGATACCCTTTCCAACCAGGCTCAATG